GAAGTACCCCTACAAGAAGATCGAGACGCCTGCCAAGGCGGCCTGATCGCGGCAACCTTTCCAGAATCGCCAGGAGACCCCATGAACGCCGCTGTGCCCATCAAACCGACCAGCACCGCGCTGGTCACCGCGGACCAGGACGAAGCCGTCCGCACCGCGTTGAAGACGAGCCTTTATCCGGGTGCGTCCGATTCATCCATCGAGTTGGTGCTTTCGTACTGCCGCGCCGCCGGTTTGGACCCGATGAAGAAGCCGGTCCATATCGTCCCGATGTGGGACAGCAAGTCGCGGGAAATGCGGGATGTCGTGATGCCCGGCATCGGCCTGTATCGAACCGATGCCGCGCGCACTGGCGAGTTCGCCGGGATGTCGGAGCCCGAATTCGGCCCGATGGTAACCGAGCGCCTTGGCAGCCGCGATGTGACGTTCCCGGAGTGGTGCAAGGTCACTGTTTCCCGTCGGCTGGCATCGGGCCACATCGCGCAATTCACGGCCGTCGAATACTGGATCGAGAACTACGCGATCAAGGGCGGAAAGGATCAGGACCAGTCGCCGAATGCGATGTGGTCGAAGCGTGTTCGCGGCCAGCTCGCGAAGTGTACCCAGGCCCAGGCGCTGCGTATGGCGTTCCCCGAAGCCGGCTCGATGCCGACCGCCGAGGAAATGGAAGGCAAGCAAATCATCGAGGGCGAAGCGACGGTGGTGCAAGAACGCAAGCCGCCCGAGCTGCCGCTCTACGCCGACGCTGCCTTCGAAGAGATCCTGCCGAAGTGGCGTGCGCTGATCGCCAAGGGCCCCGGCACCGCTGACGAGTTGATCGTCAAGTTGCAGACGCGGGCCCGGTTCACTCCCGAGCAGCTGGCGAAGATCCGCGCACCCATCGAGAAGGCGCCGCCGAACACCGCGCCGCCGAATCCGGATTTCCCGCTGGATGACGACGAGCCGCAGGGAGACGCCGAATGAAGACCATCGCCCACTTGCAGGGTTCGCCGGAATGGCTCGCCCACCGCCGCACCACGCGCAACGCCAGCGACGCCCCGGCCATGATGGGCGCTTCGCCCTACGTCACCCGGGCCGAGCTGATCCGCCGGTACGCGACCGGCCTTGAGCGCGAGATCGACGCCGCTACCCAGAAGGTCTTCGACCGCGGGCATGAAGTCGAACCGGCGCTGCGCGCCATGGCCGAGCAGTTGATCGGCGAAGAGCTGTATCCGATCACCGGCGTCCGTGACGACGGTTATCTCGGCGCCAGCTTCGATGGTGTCACGCTCGGCGAGGACAGGATCCTCGAAGCCAAGCAGGCGAACGCGATGAAGCTGGAGTGCGTCGCCCGCAACGAAATCCCGCACCAGGATTACTGGCAGATCGTCCAGCAGTTCGCAGTCTGCGAGTCGGCGAATCGATGCCTCTACATGGTCGGCGATGGCACCGAAGCTGGCACGCGCTGGATGTTCATCGAGCGGCATCAGGTCGCGCACGACATCCCGAAGCTGATCGCCAGCTGGCAGCAGTTCGATGCTGACGTTGCGGCCTATGTCCCCGAGCCCGCTGCCGCGTCGGCGCCCGCCGGCCGCGCTCCCGATTCCCTGCCGGCGTTGAGCGTCCAAGTGACCGGCATGGTCACCGCGAGCAACCTGGACGACTTCAAGAAGGGTGCGCTCCAGGTTCTCGGCAACATCAATCGCGACCTGAAGACCGACGAGGACTTCGCCGACGCCGAACAGACCGTCAAGTGGTGCAAGGCCGTCGAAGAACGCCTGGACGCCACGAAGCAGCAGGTTCTCGGCCAGACGGCCGATATCGACGCCGTGTTCCGGACCATCGACGAAGTGTCCGCCGAGGCACGCAGGATTCGCCTGGAGCTGGGCAAGCTGGTCACGAAGGAAAAGGACAACCGGAAGCTGGAGATCGTCGCCGGCGGCCGTGCCGCTTACGACAAGCACGTCGAAGCCCTGAAGGCCGAGACGAAGGGTGTCTGGCTTCCCTTGCCCGCTCCCGATTTCGCCGGCGCGATCAAGGGCAAGAAGTCCCTTTCCAGCATGCAGGACGCCGTCGACGTGGCGCTGGCCAACGGCAAGATCGCCGCCAACGAATCCGCCGCGCACATCCGCGCTGCGCTGGCCTGTCTGTCCGAAGAGACGGCGGAGCACAAGCATCTGTTCCCCGACTACCTGGCCTTCATCAGCAAGCCTGTCGAGGACATCCGGGCCCTGGTCCGCGGTCGCATCGCGGAGCACAAGCAGCGCGAGCAGGAACGGCTGGACCAGGAACGGGAGCGCATTCGCAAGGAAGAGGCCGAGCGGCTGGAGCGCGAGCGGGCAGCAGCCGAACTGGCGGAGGCTCAGGCCTCGCCGGAAGGCGCGGAGCTGTCGCCGCCCGCCCAGGCGCTCAATGAAGCCCAGGGCGCGGCTCGCTTCGCCGAGCGACACCCGAGCGCGGCCCCGGCCAAGGCAGCCCCACCGATCAAGCTGGGACAGATCAACGACTGGCTGGCGCCGCTGTCGATCAGCGCCGACGGCCTGGCCTCGCTGGGCTTCCACCCGGCGCAGTCCAAGGGCGCGGCCAAGCTGTACGCGGCCTCGGACTTCCCGCGCATCTGCGCCGCGCTGGCGAAGGTCGTGGCCGATGCGCCGGCACGCGCCGCCGAGAAGGGGGCCGCCTGATGCCCGTCTCCCCCGGCCAGGTGTTCAAACCCCTCGTCCGCCTCGGCAAGTCGCCAGACGACTGCTGGCAATGGCTGGGCGCCAAGAACGAGAAGGGCTATCCGATCAAGGAGATCAACGGTCGGACGATGACGGCTGCGCGCTGGCTCTGGTCGCAACTGTTCGGCCCGATCCCCGACGAACTGGTTGTCTCCATGCGCTGCGGCGATCAGGCCTGCATCAACCCGCACCACATGCAGATGATGAGCGTGACGGAGTGCAACCAGCGCGATCGCTCCGGGCTGACGCCGCAGGATGTCGCGCAGATTCGGCTGCTGTTCGAAAACGGAGCCCCGGCCGACAAGCTGGCGGATCGCTACCTGGTCGACGAATCCACGATTTACCGCATCTGCAAGCGCAAGTCCTGGAAGAACGTCGGCAAGGCGCGAATCGAAGAGGCGGCGGCAGCATGATCCGCTTCGGCTCCGTCTGTAGCGGCATCGAAGCGGCGTCAGTCGCGTGGGGTCCGCTGGGCTGGAAAGCGGCATGGCTCGCCGAAATCGAGCCGTTCCCGTGCGCAGTGCTGGCGCATCACTACCCGGACGTGCCGAACCTGGGCGACATGACGTTGATCGCTGACCTTGTGACGGCCGGCGAGGTCGAGGCACCCGATGTTCTGTGCGGCGGGACGCCCTGCCAGTCCTTCTCCATAGCCGGCAAACGCGCCTCGCTACAAGACGCGCGCGGCAATCTTTCGCTCTCTTTCTGCAACCTGGCGGACACGATCGATGCAAAACGAGATATTCGCGGCGAGCCGGCCTGCGTTGTCGTTTGGGAAAACGTCCCGGGCGTACTCAGCACTAAGGACAACGCCTTCGGCTGCTTCCTTGGCGCACTTGCTGGGTCCGGGGACGCGCTACAGCCTCCAAGAAAGCCGAACGGAAAACCCGACCGATGGCCCGACGCTGGTGTTGTTCTTGGACCCCGGCGAGCAATCGCGTGGCGGATCCTCGACGCCCAATATTTCGGCCTGGCCCAACGACGCCGCCGTGTGTTCGTTGTCGCAAGTGCTCGAGAGGGGTTCGATCCCGCCGCGGTACTTTTTGAGCGCGAAGGCGTGCGCCAGGATACTGCGCCGCGCCGAGGCGAGGGGCAAGACGTTGCCGGAACAATTAGCAGCCGCACTACTGGCGGCGGCGGGCTCGGCACCGACTTTGAATGCGCCGGCGGATTGCAAGCAGTCAGCGCATACGGGGGGGGCAGAACTAGCGGCCCTGTAGACGTAGCCGCTTGTTTGGTGGCGAAAGGGCAGAAGTGCGACTTTGAAGTCGAGACATTTTGCGTCCATGGCACCCAAGACCCATGTGTCAGTGATAAGGCATTTGCCCTTGGCCGCAACAGCGGGCAGGAGAATGCAGTCTTCGCAATACAGGCCGGAGCTATGCGCACCAATCCACTGAGCGGGCCGGATGGCGTAGGCGTGCAAGCCGATCATGCGTACACGCTGGAAGCGCGGGCAGAGGTGCAGGCCGTCTGCGTCACGGGCGATATCACGCACACGCTGAAGGCCGAAGGCTTCGATGGCAGCGAGGACGGCACGGGGCTGGG